TGCTTATTCATGAGAAGGGTAAGAAGTGCGAAAGATGCGGATGGGCTGAACGCAATCCCTATTCGAATACGATTCCCGTTGAACTAGAACATAAGGATGGAAATTACAAAAACAACTGTTATGAGAATGTGGAACTCCTGTGCCCCAACCATCACTCGTTGACACCCACATTTCGTGGATTGAATGTAGGAAAGGGAAAAGGTCGAGAGATGTATAAGTTGGTCAGTCAGTGGGCTAAAGAAAGAAGGGAAAAATTAGTGGTGAGACCGGAGGGGATTGAACCCTCTCCGATGGGTTAAAAGCCCACTGCTCTACCCTTGAGCTACGGTCTCACTGGTGGGCGTGGAGGGATTCGAACCCTCACCATTAGCTCTTTCGAGTATACGGATTAAAAGTCCGCTGTGCAGCCGTAACACTTCACGCCCAATGCACATATAACCGTGTGGGCGTGTCTAGTTTCTTAGACCCGTCCACACTTTCGTTTTGCGTGTTTTCGTGTGAACTGCATAACGTCTCCAATTAAATCCGCTAGGATGAACCCGGCGATGAGAAACCAGCCGAGCCCTTCGATGTGTGCCTGAGTCATACTGCCTTCATTGTCTTCGATTGGTACGGGATGAACTCATTGAACAACGCGCCCAAGTACCCCTTGTACTGCTTCGACCGAACTCTGTGTAGTCTCCAGTTTACTCCGGCTGCTTTCAATTGTAAAGCCCGTAACTGGCAGTAGGCCACCATGACCTTCAAATTGTCCTTATCACCAGCAGCCAAGAACTTGCGGCACTCCAGCAGGTCGAGGACAAGGTCACGCTTTGCTAATGCCATGGCCTTGGCTTCCCACTCTGCATACGTCTTGGTCCAATCTGATGTTTCAATCATACTTTGAGCCTCACGTCCTCATTGTATCTCTCTTCGAAATGAACATTAAACTCCTAGTTTTCCAACTATCGCTTTCTATATTTAGAGGCGCTAGTTGGAATGGTGTCCTCGGTGAGGTTCGAACTCACATTTTCATCTCCAATTACGGTTCCTCGCTTAGGAGGCGAGACCGGATACGAGGACAATCATAGTGCTTTTACAATGTGCTTTTTGCTCCATGGAAATTAAAAAATCCCCAACTGAAATCAATCGCACTAAAAACAGCTTCTGCTCAAAAAAGTGCTCTAACACTTTCTATCGTGCTGGAAAGCAACCCAACCCGCCAAAGATTAGAACATGCAAAACATGTGGGCAACAATACACCAATAGCTACACGGGACATCGGTCCCTCCGCTTCTGTCCCTCATGTAAATCAAGTAAGGATGCTACAAGAGGGTACCCTCGACCTGCGCGTCATACCCACAATGAGAAAAGAGAACAAGGGCTTGCCGCCAAAGAAAATCAAAATCATTACATGAGTATCACATTAGAGCAGCTTGAAAATCAGCTACACCTAAAGGGTAAACATCCAAGCTGGCTCCACGCCCAAGTCCGAGGTTTCGCAAGAAGCTGGAATAAATCCATGCTTAAACTCCCCTGCGCTATTTGCAGATATACCCTTCATGTTGAATTGTGTCACCTTGACCCCATAACCGGCTTCTCTAAAACAGCGACTTTGGGTGAGGTAAACCATTCAACCAACCTTATCCAACTATGTCGTAACCACCATTGGGAATTCGACCACGACTGTTTGGAAATAACGAAGGATGTATGCAGTTGACTACCTCCATGTTGCTCTCCTAAACTGGCACCCCCGACAGGACTCGAACCCGTATCCACGGCTTAGAAGGCCGGTGCCCTTGTTCCAATTGGACGACGGGGGCATATTTCAAACCACAATCAAACTACCGTTTGGGAGAGCTACGATGTTTTCACCGTCGGTCATCCAGTCCGGGTGCTTCTCGGTCAGATGGGCGGTCTGAAGCGTGGGTTCGCCCCCCGAGAAAACAACGGCATCGAGCAAGCCGCGGCGACTGGCAAGAAAATCGAGAATCGAAGACCAGGAGACCAACTGGTCGCCTTGCGCTGGGCGTAACCCGGGATTGTGGCAGTTATCCTGTCCTGCATACTCGACAGGCCCCACTGTATTCTCCTAGTGGTCATCAAGGGTAATGTTCCAATATGCCCAAGATGCTTTTTCGGCATACAGGTAATTCTGCCAATCTGACCATTCAGGTCTGATGCTCTTAATGTGCAGCTTGAAGTTGAACCGGGGGTCATCGACCTTTGGTACGAATGGCTCCCTGATAAGTTTCATACCTGCTTGCTTCGGAGTGTTACCTGCCTTGTTCTTATTGCAACGTAGACAAGAACACACCACGTTCATCCAGTGAGTAGTCCCCCCTTGACAGCGAGGAGTGATATGCTCAATCTGGAATTCCTCAGTCGAGACATGCTTACCACAATATTGGCAGGTACCTTCATCCCTCATGTAAAGGTTACGACGAGAACAGGGGACAGACATCCTCCGCTTCTTAGTCCAAGCGTTCTTCACTTGAATCACTCTCGGCATCCCCATTTCGAATGAGGGGGAGTGAAGAAGTTTACCGCTCTCGTCTTCCTTGACAATGTTTGCGCGGTCTTCCCAGTAAAGCTTGATTGCTGTGTTCCAAGAACAAAAGGATTGAGGCATCCAGTTTGAATCCAACACTAAACAGTCCTGCATGACATCCCCTCCTTCCATCCTTGTTGAGTAAACGATTCAACCTCTTCGGGGAGAACCAATTTTTTAAATCCTGCGCTGTTAATCCACACTCTACCGAGGATTGGGTTTTTTCTTCTGCGGTTTACGTCCCCAAGTTTCTTGCAATGATCCGCAGATTTTTGTCTCCCTTTCCAGTAGTTCTTAAAACGCTCCCCCGTTGCAGCACGGGCAGCTACATTGTCTTTGAAATATCTCCGCTGGGCTTCACCTATCTTCCCTCTGTGCTCCTCGGTGTAGCAGCCCCCTCGTTTAGGGGCGCGATGCGCTGGAACCACAGGTGTACCCTTTGTTACATGTTCCCAAGAAGGAGCGGTGCCCCTTAAAATTGCTAGAACAGTTCGGGGGCTTACGCTGAATTGTTCCCCTAATTCCTTTGCGAACTTACCCTCTTCAACAGCCAGCCGCCGTATTTCAACGACGCTTTCGTCATTTAGTTTCTGTGGCCCACGAGGTAAGTTCTTGTTGATGTAGTCGAATCCCCCCGAGCCCCCTTTTCGAAGATTCTTACAGAGTGCGTCAATTCGATAGCACTGAACTAATTCATCTTCTTTTGCAAACGCTGACTCAGCATCAAGGTAGATGAACAGTACGTCCTTACGGAAGTCACCAACTCCGTACTTTGCAACTGCATGTTTGATATATGTACCGGACCCAAAATAGCTATCGTATGGGTTTTTTGTTTTGTGAACGCCGAAGTAGTAATTACCGTTCACTACATTCGTTGTTTTGTACACCGTGTACACCGACCCTCGCACCATAGTACAACCCCCCTCTACTATGATACTGAAAGTCGATTTATGGAGGTCAGTGTTCCGTGGTCGAATGTGGCGTTAAACTCAAACCACTCTGCCTTGGGTCTCGGGACTGGATTCCCGTCCTCACCCAACATTTCAACCTTGGTGCCCTCTTTAAAGGAAATCAAAAACAGATTTCCTGAGTTCACATCCCCGTAAAAGTTCAGTGTTCCTGAGAAATCTACAGGGTTCCACCCCTTTGGAATTCTGGTGCAACTACCAACCAGTCGCATGATTCCTTCGGCGTTCGGGTCACTTTGGTCTTCGACATCATAGTCTTCAACCTCCAGCTTCCCTTCCGCTGTTATCCGGTAGTTGTCGAAGAACGTGTCCATGCTCTTCGTCTGAAACTCAATCTTCGTCGGGTCTTGCAATCCCGGCAGCGGGTACTCGCAGTGAACGTAGTCGTAGATGCCCATGTTTACCAAATTTCGTCGGCTTCTCTTTAATCACGTCGCAAGCAAGCCTATTTGCAGTTTTAAGCCCATGACGACTGGATTGAATCTCGCTCCAGCAACTACCCTTACCCTGACGTTTTGAATGGCCGTCTCGAAGGATGAAGAATCCAGCCAGCTTAAAATCCCGTTTCGCACCGCTCAACAGAAACCAAAGTCCCGTGGTCAAAGGTGGCGTTGAATTCAAACCACTCTGCCGCTGGCCTCTCAACTTCTTTTCCATTCTCGTCTAGCATCTTGGTGCCTTCATGAGAAATCAAAAGCAACTTGCCGGAGTGTTTGTCACCGTAGAAGTTCACCACCCCGGTGAAGTCTACCAATTTCCAGCCCTTGGGAATCCTTGTCATCATCCCAACGATTCGCATGATACCCTTAGCGTTCGGGTCTGAGCGGTCCTCAATGTCGTACTCCTCGACCAGCAACTCGCCGCTCTCCGTAATCCTGTAGTCGTTCAAGAATGAATCAAAACTCTTGGTCTGAAACTCAATGTCTCCGGGGTCTCCCGGTAGTGGATAGTTGCAACGGAGGTTGTCGTACATGCCCATGTATCAGTCCCGCTTCCACTCGATTTCGATGCGAGGAACGAGTTCCTCAAAACTGGAGCCTTCTTCCCAAACAAAGGGGGCAAGAAGTCGAACAGGAGTGGTGTTCGCCGTTTGCAAAATCTTCTCCACTGCTGCTGTCAAGGCTGCTGCCAAACCCACTGCATCTGCCATGCTTCTCCTTCAAACTTGGTGCGCTCGGTCGGAGTCGAACCGACAACTTACTGATTAAGAGTCAGGTACTCTGCCAATTGAGTTACGAGCGCACTACTTAGGGATTTAATACTCCCCTTTTCACATATTTTCGAGAGCCCTTACAACGGCTCCCATATCGGTTGCATAGAACCCGGCGCTGTTGATGGTGTTGATTTCCACCACCTTGTACTTGTCGCCTACCTGACCGATATCCATCACGAACGCCTTGGCAATCGGTTCAGCATAACTCGAATCGTACGAGTCGGATTCCGTGAAGTCAACCACCAGCATGTCCCGTACAAAATCCACCATCGGTCGGAACAGCGGGTTGTTGCCATCAATCCTTTGGTAGAGTAGCTGCCTCCCCAAACTACGGTAGGAGCTACCTGAAACTACGGTACCATCCACGATGAAGAATCGAGCCTCAAGGTCAATGTTCTGCGGCTCCGCGTACATCACTTCTGTTTCCGGCCTCAAGGTTGCGTACCCATCAGATACGTCTAGCACCCTCTGCTTCCACGCAGCCAACTCAACCCCGTCCATGACAACACCACTGAACGACTTTGAATCATGCACCGGGCGGATGAACTTCAAGCCCTCAAAATCCAACTCACCGAACGTACAGAACTTTGCGTCTGCGTTCAGCATGTGCGGTCCGAATCGCTTGTTCAGATACCGCATGTCAAACTTCTCATTCTGGAACCGCCCCGGATTCCAGCCCTTCTCCACTGCGATGTGTCCAAGAGTGGTTGCACCCCAAACCATCACCGTCTCATCGGGTTCTAGCTCCAACTCATGAGCGAGTTGAACGCTCTCATCGAAGTTGTGCTCGATGACATCACCCTTCCTAGCGTGAGGAAGAACCTTGACTACCGTATACCGGCATCCGTTCTCTTCCAGTGCCATGAGCAGTTCGCGGAACCCATACTCATTGAACAAGTTGTCCTGCACCACATGATACATATTCACATGTTACCACGTTTCCTGAATATTTTACAAAATAATTTTTGGCAGGGGCGGAGGGATTTGAACCCCCGAGTTCGGTTTTGGAGACCGACAGTTTAGCCGCTGAGCTTACGCCCCTGTATAACTTCTAATACTGCATTCGCTTCAACATCTTCCTCACTGCCGTCTCAGATACGCCCAACTCACGGGCGACCACAGACCTGTTGCTCTGAGAAATCCTCTGTTGAAGGGCCTCGTATGAAGGCCAATCAATGACCCTTCTTTGTACTCCCTTGTGGGTGTTGCTGCAATGCTTGCACCGCTCACTCTTCTTCTCAGACAACTGCTTGCCACAATCCAAACAACTCCGCCTCGCCGAATTCGGGGTGGCGCTTACGAACTTACCCCGCCCGTTTCTACCCGCGAAGGTGGACAACTGGCTGTTACAATTGGGGCACACTAATCTCAGATTATCCAGACGATGGTCATTGTTCACACCGTTGATATGGTCTAAGATGAGAACCAATGGCTCCCCGCACCACGAAGTACCACAACCGCATTTGAAACACTCTTCCTTTAACAGCCCTTCACGAATCAATCTCGTTTTCAAATGCCCACGACTGTACGAGGAATTAACAGTCATGATGTCTGAAAGAGAAGCAGCTTTCTGAATCGGTGGGTAGTTGATTACAAAGTGGGCTGTGCTTATCCTCTCAGCAGATATGCGACTCTTCAGAGTCCGATGACTGGAGCGATTGAACCCGAAGTGCCTGAGCACTTCCGAAGACGAATGTGACTTTGCTACAAGCTGACTAAACTCATCTGAAGGCATCCTCCAGATGGGACTCCATTTTGTTGACTTTCTCATTTCGAACCTCTAATTAGAGGTTCGATAGTCAACTTATTTGGCAGGGGGAGAAGGACTTGAACCCTCGACATCCACGGTCAGAGCGTGGCGTTCTACCAACTGAACTATCCCCCTATAAATACTCCAAAGGTGTGCCTCTCAGCTAAAGACTCTAAGGGCCGATATGGTCGTCTCAGTACAAGGGTAAAGGTGTCTTGTCTCCCCGTTCCCAATCAGACCCACAGTTCCTCTCGTAATGTGTGGGCAAAACTATATCTTGCTACAAGTTTGCCGAATCGCCGATGTAGGAGGATACTGACCCCGTTACCGGGGAGCTAAAGCCTACTGTCGAACTACTCAGGTACTCCGTTCACACTCCCTGCGGTTATACGCTGGACTTTGATGCACCCTCAAAACCGTGTCCAGACCCTTGAATTCGGTCGCGCTAGACCTACTATCCTCCGCTTGTCACTCCTTAGAGGATGGGGTTCTAGCCCAACCTCCCCTTGGAACTTTGGTACCTCAGAGTGGATTCGAACCACCGAATGCGGCCTTATGAGAGCCGTGTCTTAGACCACTTGACGACTGAGGCATCTTTCTTTGTGGTGTCGCCTTAGGTGACAGTTAGCACAAAGCATGATACATTTTTCAATTTCAGCAATCAGTCTGGCGAGTGACCAACCAAGAACCTGACTGTCTGATACATTGGAATCTTTGTCTCCTCGATGATGAAACTGAAGTACAACAATGTCGGGCTCTCCACAATCAAGGCACGGATGCGCTTCTTTGTATGCTTTGATGTACGCCCGATTTCTTACCGTTGCAACTTCCTTGGTGTATTTCTTTGCCCTAGCCTTCATAGCTTCTTTGTTCGCTTCGTAGTGCTTTTTCGCTGACCTAGCTTGTGCTTCCTTGTTTCGGTTACTCATACAATAGCCCCCTATGTATGAGTTAGAAAGTCATAAAAGAGGTACCACCTTGAAAATCTGCCAGTCCTTGTCAGGACTCTGCCGCCTCACATAGGCCAAGAACTCTTCCGCCTCGGTCATGGTTCCGTAGAACACATCGTTGTGATACGTGTAAGTCCCGATGGCGTGACCATCACTGAAGATGTTCTGTTCCCAGTAAGCACCGACACAGTAGTTGAACCTCGGTTCGGTCGAAGCAACAATGGGTAACGCTTCAGGCATATCCGCCATCACCTTTTTGAAAGCCGCCAGCTTCTGCTCTTTCGTCAGTCGGTTAAACATCTCTGCAAAATCATTCTTCATACAACGTAATACTGAATGATGCGGGGAACGGGATTCGAACCCGTGATAACTTTCAGCTTCGGCTCCCCGGCGCTTCCGGTCGGCCTTTACTACGCTGACGCTTTGCCACACCTAAGCTATTCCCCGAACTTTCTTCCCTCGGTGTGCTTCCTGTACACTAACGGCGTAGACATCCAAACTTTTACTAATCAAACCTTCGTGAATTTCATCATGGCAGTTGCCACAGACCAAAATGCATTTGTCGAGTTCGACTTTCACTCTCTCCCACGACCTCCCCTCACCCTTGCTGCTAATACCAAAATCTTTCTGACTCGGGTCAAGGTGGTGGAATTTTAACCCCCGTATGCAGCGAGAGTACCCGCATACTTCACACTTTCCTCCCCTGTATTCTACCGCCCGTAGTTTGAGCCGCTGCCTCCAATTTACAACACTTTGTGCTTTAGAGAGCAGCCGTTGACGTTTACCCTTTTCAACCTTCTGGCACTTAGGGGAGCAGTACCGCTTCCGTGTGCGACGAGTTTGAAACCCCATACCACACCTTAAGCATGTCACCTCTCGTTCAGGGTTTCTCCTTTTATGCTTTGCTACTCGTTGACACTTTTTGGTACAATATGCTTGAACCGGGTTTTTCTTCACAAACTGGTTTCTGCATTCCACACAAGTTTCTTGTAGTGCAGGATAGTGCTTGTATTTAGCTGCGATTTCATTGTGAGTCAAAGGAACATTTCTGACCCAGAGACTTACGGAACTTTTGGCGACCCCTAGTTGTTTCGCTATCTCCTTCAAGGAGAGTCGCTCATTAACTCGAAGGTTAATTGCCTCCTGCTGTTGCTCATACTTAGCTTGCATTCGAACCACCTCTATAATAGAGGTTGGTATTCACAGAATACAAAGCTACTAAATTTTGGCTCCGAGGGCAGGATTCGAACCTGCGGTGAGCACATTAACAGTGTGCGGCCTTGCCTCTTGGCTACCTCGGAACAACTTTGGCTCACTTTCTCAGAATCGAACTGAGACCTCCGACCTTAACAGGGTCGCGCTCTGCCTTTAAGCTAAAAGTGAACAACTCAAAACTTCTTCAATCTCAATCTGGACATTCTTCTTTCTGTCCATCACTTCCACGGCGACCTCGAAAGCCTTCTCGTAGTCATCGTAGTGCTTCGCCTCATAACGGTATCCAAACTTCATGGTCGCGGCATCTGCAACGTAGTTAGACGTATTCGGTACTCTCAAAATGCACGCCATGTCTTTCTCTCTTTCTTAAACTTACGCAAGCGTCCTATCCGCTGGACGACGTGCCATCACTCCGATAGCATTTAGAGTCTCATGAAAACTCTCAAGATGGACTTACTCACTCGGCCATCTTCGGCGGGATTCGAACCCGCGTTTCCTGCTGCTTATGGTGGACTGGATGAGATTGATTTGAACTCACCTTGCGCTCTCCGTACCAACGGACAGCCCACAACTCAAACTCTTAAACTTGTAGTCGCGAGTTCTTCGCTTGTGGCAATTTGGTAGCCCCGCACAGGGTCGAACTGTGATTTCAGGTTTCGTAGACCTGCGCCCTAATCCATTGGACGACGGAGCCACATCTTAAAGCCGGGACTGTACCCGGAACGAAACTTGGACTTACTCAAACCACCGTGGTGGTCACTGCCTATCCGCCAGAGAATCCTCTGCCCAAACTTGGTGTGCCCGGAGAGATTCGAACTCCCGACCTAACGCTCCGGAGGCGTTCGCTCTATCCAGCTGAGCTACGGGCACATTATCGCGCAATCAAAAACTGGATCACGCCATTAAAACTTGAATCGCGCCACAATCACGCCATTAAACTGGGGCACCCGGTGAGAATCGAACTCACGACCTACTCCTTCGGAGGGAGCCGCTCTATCCACTGAGCTACGGATGCAACTTAAAGTGAGAGCCGGGTCTTCAGTCCCGGAACGCCGTCCGCTACCAGTGTCGCTTGAGGCCCTAATACTTCCCTCTGCGTCTTTGCTCTCACTAACTCTTTCCGAACCCCGGTGAGAGCAGGACAGAATGTCCACGTTACCTCTCTCACCGGAAGGTGGGTTACTCATCTCTTGGGGTGGGGTATGGGATTCGAACCCATGACAACGGCTTCCACAGAGCCGCGTTCTGCCACTGAACTAACCCCACCATGAATCACACCGAAATAACCCCTGCATGAATCTCATCGTGACAATTGCCGCACACAAGAATACACTTATCAAGTTCCGCTTTAATCGCATCCCAGTAACGAAAAGAGGAAGAGATTGAAAATTCCTTCTCAGCCGGATTTAGGTGATGGAACTTTAGTGCTCGATGACAGCGTGAGTACCCGCATACCTCGCACTTCCCTCCTTTGTACTCTATGGCACGTTTCTTCTGTAAAGCACGTGACACAGACATCCGGTCATTTTTCCGTTCATGCTGCCTAGTCGCCTTGCTCCTCTGTTGACATTTACGTATCCCATGAACTCCTTGCAACATCTGGCCTGTTCGATGTGCGGAACCAGAACCTTCTTCTCTTCGTCCTTACGCCAGATAACTCGCATCACATCCTCAAATCTTTGGCAGGGGCGGAGGGACTCGAACCCTCAGTGTCCGAAGACGGCGGTTTTGGAGACCGCTGCATTCCCAACAATGCTTCACCCCTAAAATGTTCTTTTCTGTGGCAGTTAGCGCACAGCACTTCACACTTATCAACTTCCTGTTGCATTCTCTTTTTCGACCAACCACGTTGGTACATCTCGGCCAACCCAACCTCTTTTGTACTCGGGTCAACGTGGTGAAACTCCAAACACGCCCAAAACTTTTCTGGACAACGACTGCACTTTAGAGACTGCTTCAATTCCCGAATCCACTTCTTAGCCTCTCGTCTGCGTCGAACCGCTCGTTCTTTGTACACCTCTTTGTTGTTGGCATAATGCCGTCGCCGGTATTCTCTCAGCTTATTGACATTTGCCAGTTTCCACGCTTTTGTAGCCATGGATTCAAATACTGCCTAAACGCACAAAACCCTCGGACTAAGCCGAGGGTCTGTTGAATCTCAATCCTGTGGGTATCAGTGTCTTACCACTTGATGTCCCTCATGACGGAGCACAGACCCGTAGCACGGCGATGATTTCGCTTCTGCCACTGCCGCATCGAATTGGTCTGTTTCATAGTCATGATAAAATCCTTTGGGCTCCCGCTTTGTCGGAATGCGCTACGGTGACCGTTCGCTTTTCCCGGCTGCGCTGTTGCCCTCATATACATAATACCTGAAAGTCGGAACTTTTGGACACTGTTTTTTGATTATTTTCAAAAAGCTGTGGAAAACCCTATTTCATCCTTCGCGGTTCAACAGTTGAAGTGCAAACCTGTCACGTTGTTCAGAGACCGAGGTCAACTCGTCTTGCAGTGCCACACATCTTCTCCATGGGCGTGTGCTCCACGGGCCTTGGTATGCACTGTAGATTTGCTTCCCGCAGTTCAAGCAGACACCATACCTGACACCATGGAAGCAGGGAGAGGTAGAGCCGGCCTTCTCTGGAAATGGCAAATTCAGTCGTGCTGGTGAGGAACTTGTCTCCGGAACCTCGGCACGCAGCGATTCCCCAAATTGACCCACGTTCGCGCCCACGTCGATTACCGTGTCAATCCTGCGGTCTTCAATAAAGTCCGTCAGGTCCCGGACCCGCCGCCTGCCAACATGGATAATGCCAAGACGCTTATAAGCAGCCCGTACAATGCGATTCAATTCAGAGCGCTCCTCTTGTCCATCTTAGCTCCCGCTCTTGAACCGCGAGTCGCGCCAGCGAGCCCTAATCCTTACTCCCTATTCCCTGCCTCTAAAACTCCACATGCGCTCGAACCGTCGGCACATACACCGCCGGTCCGCGATCCCGGTTATACCCCGGATTCACAATCCACGATCCGCCCGTCATCGCCGAAAACCCACGCCAGATATGCGCGTTGTAGTACCACTCCAGAATGTTTTCCCGCCCGTACGTCAGCCCGCCGTCTCCCAGCAGAAACCCCAGCCCCCCGTAATGCAGATAATTCTGGTGGTCCCGTTTGATCGCATTCGACACAAACGCCACGCCCACTTTATCGTTAGTCCGCTTCCACTCGCTCCCCTTGTAGTCCCCGCCCACCAGCACCGTCTGCCCCACTTCCGTATACGCAAACGACTCGTGCTGATCCTCATTCCATCCAAACCGTCCAAACACCCGCAAACTGTCCGTCACTTCCTGCTCGGTGTTCAGCCCAAACCCATACTTCACCGTCCCAAACTTCTCCGTCTGCGTAATATCCGGCGTCTTCACCCTCCCCGCCAGAAACTGCTGCACTGACTCCCGGTAATCCCCCATGTGCGCATGATTCACAAAGCTCAGCACCCGCACCGCGCCCTGCCGTTTGCTGCTCAACAACCGTCCCAGCAGCCCCTTGCGCAGCTCGAACTCCCAGTTCTGCCCATTCGCCCGGCTCAGCGCCCAGTCGAGGTCGATCCCGTTGGCCACCACAGGCATCGCCCCAATCGCATACCGCGCCGACCACACCCGGTCGTCGTACTCCAGCACCCCGCCCACCGTGTAGCCGCGCGTGTCGGCGGCGTAGTCCCACGCGCCGTTGTTATCAATCGTCCAGTTCGTAAATTGCAGATGGCTGTCCGACCCCACCGAGTTGATATCCAGCGTGTCCGGCAGCCCCATCTTCCCCACACGAATCTCAAACCGCCGCACCGGAACCTTCGTCGCCAGCGCAAACGGCCCGCGCTCCTGGTCCGTCATCTCATCCGTCAGCCCCAGAATCTGGTGAATCTCTCCCCGTGAAAGGTAAGGTTTTGTGCTCAAATTCGGGTTCCGCACCACGTCCAGATTCGTCTCGCCCGCCAGCCCTAGCGCCTGCGAAACCCCTCGCCCGCCCGCGTTTTCAATGTCCAGAATCAAGTCGGTGTTAAACCGCGTATTCGGCCGCAGTTGCCAGCCCAGATACAGCGTCGCCACCTCCGACGCCTTCGTCTCAAACGTGTCCTGCAGGCTGTTCACACCCTCATACGGCGAGTGGAAATGCCCGTGCATCTGAAAAATGCTGTTCGCCTGTCCTGACACCCAGTACCGCCCACTCTCCGTGTGCGGAGCCATCGTCAGCACTGGTGCCGTCGCATCGACGGTCTGCGGCTCCTGACTCGCAACCGGCGCAGCCGTCTCTTGCGCCCCGCCGCAGGCACAGAAACCCCACAGAGCAAGCGCAGCAATGGCCGAAATGGTGCGACAGTTGGGCAAGTCTTGCGCGTCCCGCTCAACCCAACTCATTTCAACTCCAGTCCAACGTTGCGCTTCTGCACCCACTTAACCCACGTCTGAACTGACTCTTGAGCCAGTAGCAACTCAATCGTGTTGAACTCGCGTTCAAGCTGCTTGTCAGTGAAAAGGTCATGTATTTGACTGTGGCACGGACGGCAAATCAACTCCGTCTTGTTCCGTTCAGCCGTCTCCAGTTCTCGCCTAACCTTTTTGTTGTGTCTCGAACGTGGTATCAGATGGTGCTTAGTTAACCGCTGGTTGTCCCTGCTGCATAGTCGGCATTGGCCTGTCATACTCTGCCCTCTTGATGTTGCTGCTCAACAGGTCGAGCCTTATGTCTTCAAGGTGCCCTGCGTTCAGGAAATCAACATGGTACTTGGTGCGGAGGATTTCTTCAATCTCCGCAACCTCCACCCAAATCTTCCCATAGGTGTCCAGTTGTCCCTTCCACGTCATGTCCCAAATCATTCCCTTCACCTTGGGCGAATCCGGGGTGTTGGCGAAGTAGCGAGTGCTCACCATCTTGTCAAGAAGACGTAGATTGTACGACGCCTCAAGCAGTGTCGCACGATGGCGGAGAAGGCGTTCCTTCTCGCTTTCCTTTGGGGTTTGCTTTTCCTCTGTTCTCCAGAATCTCCGTCTATGTAGTCGCGGATGAGACGACGGAACGGGAGCTACCCGGTAAGGTTTCCCTCACATCTGTATAATACCATAGTTGAGTTAAAGATTTAAAAATTTAATTCTGGTCTTGAACTGCAATTTCTCCGTCGTTGTAGATAGTAACCAAGTTCTCCTTCATCTGGTTGCTGGTGCGTTTCGTCCTCGCTCGGTCCCTGTAGAACAACCGGCTGGCTTCCTCAATAATCCTGCCGTCTTCAATCCGCTTGTTACAGTCCAGCACCACTTCTTGCCAATAAGTATCGGCACACTTCTGGTGCTGCAATGGAGGCGATTTCATGTCTACAGTATACCAAACCGAAGGCGGATTTAGCCAGTGTTATTGGAAAAATTTTGGGGCGGTGAGGACGATATTGCTGCTCCTTAGTTTTGAATCAGTTCGGCTCGATTTCTTCCAGAAGAGCCCGGAAGCAGATAGGGCACAGTTTCTTAAGCGAGTTATACTAGCGTCCACACTTACAAGTTTTCATTTGGTTCTCTCCAACCGGGCTCACCTTGTGTTGGCTTCGGGGTCTGAAAAATCCAACGCTGCAATAATCCTGTTGAGTCTCAATATCCAATTCTGAAACACGAAAGGGCTTACAGTCCAACCACATCTTTGTTGGTTCTCCGCCATCACGGACGCAGCCTCAGCGAGGGACTTCAACTCCCTTATAGCCTCTTCTTTTGTCATTGCCTTAGTCCAGTAGTTGTGTGAAGTTTACTGATGCTACGACACGCGATGGAGCCGCGACGTGAGAGAGCATCCATGGCCGTCGGAAGGAAATAGACGGAAAGGGCGACGACAAACACCAAAAGAAGGATCAGGGCGCTGCCCACAGGAAAATCCATTTGTGGCTCCTTGTGTTGATTTTGGGGGGTTGAGCCCGCCAACACCTACAGTATACCAAGGGTCTACCGGTTTTGGCTAGTCCGCTTGTCATGCCCGTTCTTCCTCATCAGGCTTGGCTATGTCGTAGAGACACGTACCGCAATAGGGACAATACTTGGTAATGAACATCCGGGACTCCGTTACAATCGGGAGTACAATCCGATGGCACACGTGACAGTCCATGTGTTCACATTCACTCATTGAGCCCCCTCTTTGTTGTCTTGTAGAGTTTCTTGACTGTTACGTCGTCGTCTCCCTTGAGAGAATCGGCGGCTTCGTCCGCTTCCTTGCGGGTGTCAAACGAAACGGTGGTGGTGCTGGATGCAACGCCGCCGATGCTACCCCGGCGATATGAACCATACCCCACTTCAATATAGTTGTACTTCGTTGTGGTTGTGGTTATCAAAAGTTGATAGCTCATGTTACCAACTCACCTTCAACACCCACGATAGGGGCGTTCTTCTGAGCGAGTGTTCTTGCCTCTGCCGCCTTCATGCGCTCCTCCCCAAGTTGTACCGACTCATGAGAACTTCAAGTCCAACATACCCCTCAGGAGTAGGTAATGTGTCGTTGTCGCTTTTCACGGTTGCGAGGATTTGTGCCTGATGCGGAATTTTCGCATTGGTCAAAACTCCCTTGATTAACTCCAATACCGCTTCCAGATTAACTGTCCACGGTGCCTCGATTTCAATGACCACACGACGAACTTTCATCAGTTCTCCACAGAACTAACTTACCACTGTTGGAAGGCCGTCTCAACGTCAATTGGAGAAAGGTCATTGGAAGTGTAAGGAACGTACAGGCTCTCGTCACAGTACGAACTTGGAGCCATCCTTTGGCTCACAGCGTCGATGTACATTGAGAACTTCCCCTCTTCCGCAGTCATCAACTCCTCACGAACCTTGAGGTCGTCCTTGATTTTAGGACCGTACTTCTGGATGATTGCAGTATCCACACCGAGATTGAGCCATCCGTTCTCGCCCTGCACTTTCTTGACGGTCTCAATCCAGTCTTCTGGAACGGTGGGAAAATCCTTACCAAAGCCGGTCGTCTTGAAACCGAGGAGGGTAACACGGGTGTAGTGCTTCTTCGCTTCATCAAGTACACCGTACAAGTCGCCCCCACTTTCCAAAACGTACTGCACCGATGCCTTGCTGTGTCCGTAGCTCCAGTGATTCTCAAGCTTGTACTTTTCCAGCAACGCATTCAACTTGGCAACGTCAGCCCGGTCGTGAACCGAGTAAGCAAAAGACCCACAGAGGTCCAGAATTTGGGGACGCAGCTTGTCGTCATTCATCCACGCGAGGTTCTTGGTGGTGAAGTTGGGGACAATTTTCTGCGTACGGAAGGAGTCGAGAATCTCAATGAAGTGAGGATGCAGCGTCGGCTCACCGCCGCCAATGGCGACTTCAAACACCTTCATATCGGCCAGCACATACGCGAGGCCGGTTATCTTGTACCTGTCGGCGTGTACGCCTTCTGTGGTCGAGCCCTGATAGCAGAAGGGGCAACCGAAGGGACAGTAGTCGGTAATCTTGATGTCAACCAACTCTGGTGCTTTGCCCTTGTTTGCCTCTGCGATTTTTCCAGTCTTACTGGAAAAAGATAGACGTACTTTCGCCCCGGAATTGCGATTGAAAACCACCCAGTGGTCGCCGTCCTGACGAGCAACAAGACCGGCAGACTCGCCATATCCGTAGTCTTCGGGGAGACCCATGTCCACATGGACGCCGGAGCCAGCCAACGGATGAGCGTGGTCGTCGTTGTCATTGCCGCCGAGAATGGCGATTGGGTTCTTGAGGATGTAATCGCGGAAAGCCCGGAAGAATTCCAAGTCGATGCCCTTACCATTCCAGTTCACCGGGAGGGTCATCATGCTCTGGTGGTCGATGCCGTATCCACCGTGGTCGAGTTGATTGGCGAAGTCCTTGCCCCGAGAAGGAAAGAGGGAGGCCATAATGACAGCCGCGTTTTGCTTTCCCATAACCTGTTCGAGGTTACTCATCAGGGTGTACCCGAGGTAGTTTTCCTTCGAGGTCTTGTTTGCAGCCGTGAAGAAACTCCAACCAAAGTCTCCGTATTCATCGGTGCTTGTGTTCTTGTAGTTAGCAGGGCTCATGAAGATGAGCGAGTGAGTGGACGAGGAGTTGGTTGCCAACCCCATTCGGATGTTGTGAATCTTCATAGCTTACCTCACTTCGTACAATACTCCACCAACTACAGTTGCGTCAATCTTTCAAAAGCTGTTGAAGATTCCGAACCCACTTGGTGCTGGTCTCAGCGTTCTTCTTCGAACCGGCCAGTTCCTGCTTGTGGTAGCTGATATCCCTCAGGGCGCATTCAACTGACGCATTCCAGTAGTCCATTGGCTTGGACTCCCTTGTCTCATTCAACATCCGAATAAGACTATTCGGACTGTCTTTCGACATGCTCAGTTGGGAAAGCATGAACTCTTTCAAGCCAGAGTAGGCCGCAGGTGGGTTCCACGCATTTACCCGCTGCTCCATCTCTTCGACTCGTTGATACTGAGCCGTGACCTTCTCGATGGCACTTTCATAAGAGGCGATAGCGTCATTTTGATGCGCTGTGCCGTAAGCTTCACGCTCCGGGTCGCTCATCCGTTGAAGCCGTTTTAACTCTTCCTGAGCCTCGGTGAGACCTTCCTTGTGATAAGAACTTTCCTCGCCAAAGCTTTCAGGAATCGGGGCGTCGAGGGGCAGGTCTCTCATTTCAATCATGGGACCGAACGCACGAGCGCAGGTCATCACGAAATCCTTGAAAGATTGCCCCTCTTCCACCAGCGTTTCTGTGTATCCAGTTGACATTATAGGTGCCCTTCTCTGTTCCAGTGGTCGAGCATCGTTCCATTTTTGCTGCTCCTTGTGAGGTTGATTACCCGGATAACGCTCCGGGCTGGCGGTTGAGTGGGATATTGCTGTGCTTTGTTCCACGCTACGATTGCACTTTCGTCCGTCTTTCTGCCCCATATCTGCCGATGACATTGCTCGCACATAACGCTGGCCGGATAGTAACCGCCGATGTCGGATTCGGTCATGTGAAAGAGCGTCAGTAACACGCCGTTCCCGATCAGCGGCGTGCAGCGTTTGCAGGGCTTCAATCTTTGTTGGTTTCTTCGGTCAACTTCAGCCAATACTTCGGCAACATACTGCGGGCTAGGCTGGGTATTCATCAGTCATCCTCGAATCGGAATAGGCCGTCCGGCGGCAGTTGCGACTCAGCCATGTCCCGCCTAGTGATCTCTTGATTGAGATCGTGGATTAACGCCTCGGTGAATGGCTGATTACGTTTGAATTCGTCAATCTCCGGCTTGAGGGTTTGATTTTCAACTTCCAAGGAGGCGATTCGCTCAATCAGCCCTTGCAGAGTGACGGGAATGGTTGATGGCCGGTATTCGCCGACATAGGTATCAAAGCAGCAAATGCGGTAATCGCCTTTCAACGCGAAACCATAAAGAGCTTTCAGGTCGTCTGGAATCTGATACTTGAGCGGCGCAGTTGGTCCGGTACTACAGCGTGACCTGTGCTTCGCAATCTCGGTCTCGCTGCCCGAGCCGCTGTACCCGCAGTCTAGACACTGGAAAAACTTGAAGTCACTCATATCGACCTCGGTTCATAGGTTTGCATGGCATCCGCCTGCCCGTCGTAGTAATCCTCCGGGCTCGGCCTATCTGGCTCGGGAATCATTAAAAGCAATTCCTCTGCTCCGTACACTTCCACCGCAACTAGTTCACCGTTGAACATTTCACTCTCCAAGAAACTTGTCAATCGCTTCGGAAGTTTCCTTCGCCAACTCCGGCGAACTGTTTCCGTACTGGTAACTCTTGAGGGCACTGGAAGCAGCCTTCAACAATCTCCGTGACAACGCCAATACCCGCAATGCAGGAGCGTCGTCCTTGGGGGCATCTTTAGGATACTCCACCACCGGACCTCCGCCCATCTCACACGGGGTACTCTCCGGGTCTCCCAACCATCCGCCACTCATGGCAGGAATCCGGCCACGACAACCACAGCCCCTTCGACCACAGCCCCTTCGACCACAGCCCTCCCAAATCTTCTTCCTCGGCCAATCGAAATCGAGGGCAACTCTCTTGAGTTCACGTCCCATGGTTTCTCCCTTGTCCAAAGTATACCGGGGTGAGGGGCAATTTAGCCTGTGTTCTTGGAAATTTTTATTTCGTTGGGACGTTTCTGACCTTGCCGATGTAGGTGTAGTCACTCATATTGAGCCACTGACGCCAGAAATCAACGTTGAAGGGATTCCAACAGTGGATTTGAAATGAGGTACCGGCGATTCTGGTAATCCGCACTTCAACCGTGTTGTAGGGGTAGGAGTTCTCTTTCAGGAGAACGTGGTCGCCGATTTCGATATCAGTAGGTTGCATACATCTCACAGTCATTTTACGCTGTGCCCCCATGGTGATGCCTTGAGTACGTGACGGACAGCTTCATTGAGCGACAAACCTTCTCGCTGATACGAGGGCTTGCCCTCATACACTTGAAGCAAATCGAATAGAGCAATGTGCATCTCTTTGCCACGCTCGGCTTCTGCCCAACGAGTCACTTCGCTTTCCTTCTGACTCATTGGTGTTGCATGGAATGACGGGGGTCCACCCACGGAGCAGAAGCCCCCGTGCGGCGGAGTGCGAACTCCGCAAACATGGCAGTAGTAACACAGCACTTCCCAACCATCGGCTTTCCATGGATAGAGGGGATTGGAGGGAGGGATGAGGTCGTTGTATTCGCGAACAGGCTCAAGTCTGAGAAGGGGCTCAACTATCGCTTGGAATTTATCGCGATGAGCGAGTACCTCGGGCGGAATTTCTTCCTTCTTGACTTTCTTGCCATTGAACCAGAAAGTTTCGGATGAAGCGTCTTCTTTTTTGGCTTTGCTTTTGAACCAGAGCATCGAGAGTCCTCTGAACCATAATACGCTCGAAGAGGAAAAATTGGAAGTGGGGGAGGGAATCGAACCCTCTGGAAACGGTCATCTACCGTCTATGAAGTTTATAAGGCTCCTCCGCATCCTCTGCTCCCCACCTTGAAGGTTGGTATGGTGGGGCTGGTGGGATTCGAACCCACACCGTCGAAACGGACCATCGGATTTTAAGTCCGCGTGATATGCCATTCTCTACAGCCCCATAAAAAGGGGTATTCGTAAGTCGGGTAATCGGGTCATTTCAATCTTCCAATCCAATGTAGTCGCTCAGTGCCTTTGCAGCTTCTACATAAGCCTTGCGTAGTTCGTGAAACTTGGGGTCCTTGATGTCGTCAAAGCTGCTGTAGTAGCGAAAGGCATAATCGAATCCCTCGTTGTCTACCACGCCAGCCAAATGAGCCTTTTCGCTTTTCTTCACTTCTTGAATCCTTTGAGTTTGTCCTGTGATAGGGCAGCTACCGACTTTGGCTGCGGTGGGTGCTCTAACACTTCCGTGAGACGCTCGGAGAACACTCTTGCGTATTCTTCGTTTGCCTGTTGAGCCGCCTCAAACAACTCAGGGGTACGATTCTTCACGTACGCTGTTGTCGCCTGAAGCAAATTCATCCTTGCCAGTTTGACGGGCTCGTAGCTATTCAACCGGTCTACTTGCTCGTCAGAGAGCGATTTACTGTCCTCGGCCATGCTCATATAATACTGGTTTCGCCGGAAACTCGAACCCACTCATCCTGTTCAGTCTCACGATGGTAGTGAACTCCAAGCACCAAGGACCGTACCATCACCGCCAAGAACAATCGCCAATTCCAATTGAACTGAAGCCAACTGCTCGTTCGATAAAACCTTAGGTCGCTTCCATTCCCGAACTGTGTGACGAGCAAGCCAAACGCTGTTGGTATCAAACAAGGGTGTGAAGCCCTGCTTGCGTAGCCACTCTACCAGTTGAACGAGAACTGTCCCGTTCCCAACATCGGTACTCAAGAGCGAGGGTTCGCCCGGTCGTGAGATGATTGCTACATTACCGTCTACCATAGTGGAGCCTCCAACTACAGTATACACTATGCTTCAGGCTTCCGTTTACTAGCCGCCCGTTGAATGTCTTCACCATACGGGCAGTGTCGGCAGATGTTGCCACAACAGTAGCCCCGCTTCAGGAGATATGCCGCCGTGAGAACGTACTTTCCATCCTCGATGTAGAAATCCTCAGGCTCTAAGGTTTGCAAATCGGGCAACCCTCACTGTTGCAATTGATACAAGCCCGTTCGTATACTGCTGTAATCTCCGGGTCATTGTCCTTGACCACTGCCATCAACTTACTTCCGTATTTTGCCCTGTAGTGCTGTACGGCTTCTCCATCACTGTCAAACGACTTCAGTGGAAGGTTCTTGAAGAACAGGCTTCGTGAATCACACTCAGGATAATACCAAGCCATAAATTAGCTCCTTTGAATTTTTGGCGGAGAGAGCGAGAGTTGAACTCGCAAGTCCTTTCGGTACGTCCGTTTTCGAAACGGGTAGGCTTGCCACATGCCTAACCTCTCCATATACTTCCAACCCAATCACCAAAAGCCCCTTGTTCACGAGCTTCGCGCATCCCATTAACAATGCAAAGCCAAGCACTAAACGGCATTGCCCGTCTTATGAAATTGCATCGAATACAAGCGGCCCTCACATTGTCTTTCGTATGCCCTTTTGTATTGTCCATGCGGTCGAGGGTCATTCTGAGTTCGGTCTCTCCGCAATAGGAACACCCATCAGCAATTGTTTCTTTAATCCATGCACGGTCGAGGTCGTTGTCACGCCCAAGTTTTTTGTCCCCCTTTCTACTGTCTTTGTAGATTAAAGCGGCCACGTTCTTAGGGTCACTACGATACTTCTTTTGCCATGCTGATGCTTTCTGTTTAAAAAGAGGGTCCAAACATCGATGTGCGTAGGAGCGTACCCTACGCTTACCTCTTTTCTTGTTATCACAAGTGCTACAAACCTTTTTCCGATACTCCTTACCAGCAGTTCGGTTGGTGTAGAACTCGTTTTCAGGCTTCGGGGTTCCGCATTGTTTACAAATGATTTTTTCAGTGTCCATACTAATGAATACTGAAAGTTCATATTTGGCGGAACCTTATTTGGCGGAGTAGGAGGGATTCGAACCCCCGCATCCCGAAGGAGGCCTCGCTTTAGCAAAGCGGCACAATACCGGGCTCTGTCACTACTCCAAAAACTTGGTAGACGCGCCGGGAGTCGAACCCGGAGTCGGTCTCTTATAAGGAGACTGCTACATACCACTAACAGCTACACGTCTATATTGGCGGCGGAAGTGGGATTCAAACCCACGGTGCTCGTCTGAGGAGGCACGCTGGTTTTCAAGACCAGTGCAATAGTTCACTCTGCCATCCCGCCATAAAACTTTTTGGGCGACTCGGGTTTCCATCTGAATGCCAGTTGGTGAGGAACCCCTCGCGTCTCGCACGGTAAGCCACCGGGCACTCGGCCACCTAGACTTACCGCTCCACCCTTCACTTATCTTTCCCAAGCCACCAGCGGAATCTCAAACGGCGGATTCTCCCGCTTGCAGTACGGCTTGTATTCATCAAACTTATGCTGACCGGGTAGCGCGTCAACCCAGTATCGAATCTCTTCTGCGAACACGTTGTCAAACTTCTGACGCCAATACACGAACCACTGCTTCTCTGCATTCCACCGGGCGATACTCGCATTCCGGCAACTTCCAAGATAGTACGCCCCGTGTTCCAATTCCTCAAAGGGAATCATCCCCTTCTTGTGCTTCTCGGGCGTCGGGCACTCACTGTAGAGTTCACGACGAAAGTATTGTTCAGCTTCCTCTCGCGTCGATCCTCGTGCCATGGAACTGGCTACACAGCGTTCGAACTCGGCACCGTAAATTTTATCGGCACCGCAGTGGCAGCACAACATATCTACCGCGTTAAAATCAATTTCAGCGTTCACGAACCCCCGGTGGCACCTTTCGGTACGCACGCCAGTTTTCGAGACTGGTGACTTTACGGCAACTCGTCCACTACTCCATTAAAATCGCTTTGGTGAACCATCCCAATCGCCAAATGCCCCACATTCTCTAGCCATTCGGAGACCACCCACAAGCAGCAACCATGCGGCAAAGGGGGTATCTCTTCTCAGATAGTTGCATCTAATGCACGCGGCCCTCACATTGGATTTCGTGTGCCCCTTGGAGTTGTCCATGCGGTCTAGCGTCATTCGTAATTGGGTTTCCCCACAGTACGAACACCCATTCGCAATTTCCTGTTCCACCCACTCCCGACTCAGGTCGTTTGTGCGACCCTTCTTTTTGTCAGAAGCCCGACTATCCTGCACGATATACTTCGCTGCAAAAGACGAATCCTTACGCCGTCGCTGTTCACCTAAAAGCCGGTTTGCCTTGGCTTTAGGTGTTGCGGGAGACCACGGTCTCGCTCCCCTGTTTTCTTTGTCACAACCGATGCAAATCTTTCGACGGTAAATTCTTCCGCCACTCAATGAGGTATAAAACTGCCCCTCAGGTTTTGGGTCTCCGCATACTCTACAAACAATGTCCATACTAACAACATTGAAAGTCGAGTTTTGCGGAGCCTACAGAATTGGCGGAGGAGAGGGGGGAACCCCTATGGCCGGTTAGGGACCGTCCGCTTTCCAAGCGGGTGAGCTACCACTACTCAACTCCTCCATTTGTACCACAAAACCAAAAGCCGTCCAACGAGTGGACGGCTTCCGGGTAGTTCTGCTTACTTCGCGTTAGGCGCAGACACCCATGCCGTCCCATCCAGATGTACTGGATGAACTTGAGGAGGACGATATGGATATCATGTTTTTCATCGTACTTATATAATACCATGGAAAGTCAAAAAACAGCAACTTATTTTTGACTTTTATTTAACCCGGTTCCCATCTGCCCCTTCCAACCAGCCTCTCATAGAGACTAAAAAGGAAACCGAGGAGGACGCGGCTCGACCCATTTACTCGCCGAACGACATCTACAAGATGAAGCCAACCAACATCGTCAGCGACTCGTCTCATTATCTGTTTGAGAACTGGCTGAAAGATTACCTCCCCTCCTCTATTTATCTCAACAGTTCCATTGGCTTCCCCCTTGTCCAAGTTCATAACCGATAGCTGAGAAGCGAAAAACGAAACCTCAGCAGCGACATAACGTGCGTCTTTGAACTCCGGTTCCACTTCATCCATCTGGTCTAACTCTTCCGGGTCAATTTCGAAGAGAGCAGCCACGAATTCACGAGCCCTTTTCTTGATTCTATCCCGCGTCTCCGCAGGTAGGTTGTCTATCCCCGGAATTGTGTCCCCGTGGTGAGCCGTGTCAAACCCAAGCCACCAGTTACCGTCCGGTTCCCTACCCGGCAGTGAGCAGTCTGCCCATGTGATACCGCCATGGACGTTGGCTAGATCGTCCACGTTATCCAGTTCCAGACCATAGAGAGGATGGCCGAGAGGAAGACCGACGTACCCATTCCAAATCTCCAACAATGGAATCAGCACGACAGCCGTCTTCAAGCCGAACTCTTCGCCGAACTGGTATTTATGCTTTCTCATGCGAAATCCGTGGGCGCACCCTTGAACTTTGAGTTGAGGTATTTGATAGCCAGCCCGTGCCCCTCAGAATCGAGACGCGGAGTGACCGGCGTGATAACCACACCCTCGCGGATGTGGATTTCCTTGCCGCTCACCTGTTCTTTTCCATCGGCGTAAACGTGGAACACAGCCGGGTTAAACGGCATACGAGCGATGATGGGAACCCACAGGTCAGGGAAGTAGGTTTGGCTATAGCCCACTTGGTCTAACGTGATAACCTCGCCATCAATGACCAACTTGAACACCCTCAACGTGGGCTCTGTGCAGCCGTAGGAGAAGCCCTTGTGGAATGGGATGGCTTCGGCTATCACCTGAACAGATTTCCCTGCGTACGTGTCGCTACGCAGCCGGTCGAGTAATCCTGAGTTGCGAACTGCTTGCCAATACTTGTTGGCGTAGTCTTCGTCAATGACAAACCCATCGTGACCGAGATACTTGCTGGTGAGGGTAACAACCCCACCCTCGCTCCGCATCACATTCACCTGAGACCCGTGGACCTTTTCGGTTAAGTCAACCAGTTCACCCTCGGTGAATTCATCCTTGAACATGTGGAACAATTCCACGTCATGCCGCACGAAGCGGTTCTCGAATGCAGTCTCGTCCATGTGCGTGACTTTGCCAACCAACTCATCGGGAATCGGTGGGATGTACTTGGTGATGCCAAGGTACTCCGACAGGTCAACACCCAAGGGGATAAAGTCTCTCGTTTCTGCTCCGGGAATGACCACGGAGGCCAGCTTGCGGCGGACCCAATCGAGCGGCAAGGTTGCCCCCTCAGATAGCTCACCACGGAGTCTGATGGCACCTACACGGTCGTGATTGTCCCCTTGGAGGTACGAGGCTCCCGTAACCGTGTTGACGTACTCACCACGAATCTCTTCGGGTAGGACTGAACGCTCCGGGGCGAACACAACAACGTCGCCATCTACACACGGGTTGTCTGTGTTCACCACAACCTGAAACTTCCCGACCTTGCCGATACGCAGCCGGTCAGAGGTTGGGTGTGGGAACAACTGAATCTTGTCTGCTACTACTTTCCACGTTGCCATCGGATTCCTCGAATTCGGCTCGAATGTCGAACCGTGCATTGAACTTTTCTGGACAGTGGCAAATGAGAGAACCAATTGCCTCGGCATCAGTGCTGCCTTTACCCTCGAAGTATAACCCCCTCTTATCGTAGAGACGAGCAACTATCTCGATGCCACGAACGCCTTCACCGCTGACATAGTGCCCGTGATTGGTACATACAAGCTGAACTCGATTCATTTGTCCATCTCACAATTAGGGTGGGCTCTCAGGTATTCGTAGTGACCAGCCAGCGTGTTCTCATGGCAATCAAGTGACATCCACGAGAGTTGGTTCTTGACGTACCCCTGCGGATGCCGACGAGCAAATTTACGCCAGAGAGGGAGTCCGATATGCCACCACAGGAAACCGACCACGTGTCACCTCAAATATGTGTGCCGGGATACGCTCCCGGCTGGCGGTTTGGCAGGACAGATTCCACGCCTCCACCTTGTACCAGCCTCTTAAGCGACTGGCGGATGTTCAATCGGCTCCACTGCTTCTCCTGCGGCCTTGCGGCGGGTTACCGGGCCATCGCACCCGGCGATATTCTCATTCTGCGAAACCCTTATCTTCAAACCCCTTGATGAAGTGTTCAACCGTCTTCTCGATTGCTAAGAACGGAGGCTCTTCGTTGTGGTCGTCAGAGTGTCTCTGACCTTCAATTGCCACTATGGTTCTCAGGGCACACTTTGCTTGCTCCCAAGCAATAGCCTTGTTCATCGAAATCAAATCCTGCAAATCCATGAAAGCCTCTTATCCCACCAACATCATCAAAAGTTCTTCGGCACCGAACACCTTGGGCTCACCACAGGTTTCGCAATCATAGTTACGAGCGTCGGGCTCCACGTTGTATGCCTCTGCTCCACAAGCAAGGCAGAAGCCAAGATTGTCATCGGCTTCGACCGCTTCCATGACTTGTTCGATGTTAACCTTCGGTGTAATCTTCATGCTAGACCTCCAACTCGCGTAGTGCCCTTGTCATAACGACCCATTCCTTAAACGAAAAACGGTCGCTCTTACCCCAGTTGCAGCGAGGGCAACAAACCACAACGTTACCCTTAATGTACCCTTTTGAAGCATCCATCCGGTCAAGATTGTATGCCCCACCCTTCTTCGCCGCTGTACTAGATGGAGTAAACTCCATCCAAGAGATGGGTCTTGCACAATAGAAGCACTCCGAGACTTTTGTGAACAGCACAAACTCGGCATAGGTTAGGTCACATTCTCGTTCGTCCCGCCTTGCACTCTTGAGAAAAACCCTGTATAGCCATTCAAAGGGGCGCTTCCTTAAATCCAACCGAGGTCGTTTCACCGATTCACTGTGAAGGCAACCACAACTACGTGTGTTCCCGTTTCCACTGGTTAAATTGTTGGTGACCACATAGGTAGTCTTACCACAATCGCACAGGCACTTCCAGACAATGAACCGGCTCTTTCTCTTCTGTGAAGAGCGAGATACAACCAGCAATCTTCCAAACCTCTTCCCGGTCAAATCCGTGCTCTTGATACGAGAAGTTACTTCCCTGCGAAGGCAACCACAACTACGAGTTAGCTCCCGTTTAATGGCGTCTTCAACCACAGACGCTTCGGCCCCACAATCACATTGACACTTCCAATAGGTGCGACCGTGTTCTCGTTTTCTTTCAAGAAGAGTCAATCTCCCGAATTTCTGGAAAGGTAGTGGTTGATTAGACTTCTTCGACGGTGAATCCGGTTGAGTTGCGCTTGAATGGGATACCATACTGAGTAAAGGTCTGGTCTAGCCAGTCCTCCTTTACTACACTGATACTCAAACTCTCAGCTTTTTGTAGCTTTGATTTTCCACAATCACTGCCACAAATTAACAAGGTGCAATTCTTTGATACCCCTGACTTGGCTACAGCACCGAGACTCTCTAACTTCTGTGTCAGCACTTCCCGGTCTTCATCAAAGGTTCCGGTTATGCAGAAAGATGTCCCCTTTAAGGGTTCACCCACACCGTCTGCGACCTTCGTCACAGTGGCCTTGGGGCGAACGCCAGAGTTGAACAGAGCAATGCACATGTCACGATTCACCGGGTCGAGCGACCACTTGCGGAGGATGTCACTCTTGACATCGCCCAAACCGTCAATGCTGCGATTTGCAGCCGCTTCCAGCTTCGTGCAGAGGTTCGGCATATCGTCGGCTTCCAGCTTGAGTTCCTTTGCCAGCAGCTTGCCCAATGTGCGGCCTACGAACGGAATACCGAGGGCTGAAATCCAACGGTCCCATCCCGCAGTCTTCGCGGTCTCCAGTGACTTGAGCATACGCAGGATGATAACGCTGAATCCCTGCTTCGCCATGCGGAGCGTGAATTGGTCTTCGCCCTGCTCTTCGCCGTACTTCGCCTTCAACAGGCGGATGTTTTCGAGGGCTTCCACTTGGAACTCAAACAACTCGCCGAGGTTCCGGGCATAGCCGTTCTTCTCCAGCTTGGATGCCATGTCATCTGCCAGACCGTCGATTTCGAGGATGTCGCGACCACCGATGTAGCTCAGCGTTCCACGGACGCGACCGGGGCATTCAATGTTCTCGCAGAAGCGGGTCGTGATGCTGCTGGTCTTGTCTGTCCACACAACAAGGGTGGAGGTACATTCGGGGCATTCTGTGGGTGGAACAATCGGTGCCAGCATCGGTAATCCTTAAAAACTCAACTTTCAAATCCTTGGGTAAGGAGACGTTTTATGCCAACCAAGGGTAGAAGCTGGAAAGTTAGTAAACCAGTACCGTATGAGGGTGTAGGTTTGTGTGGTTATGGTTGTGGGCAAAGTGCCAAGTTTCAAATGAAGAGTGGGAATTTGTGTTGTGAATCCCACTCTTCTCGATGCCCAATAGTGCTTGCAAGGAGACCGCAAAACCTGTTAATGAAAAACCCTGAATACCAACAAAGTCTTCAGAAGAAGAGCCTAGAGAAAACTGGGTACGCAACCCCTTTTGAGAACCCTGAGACACGAACTAAGGCTGTCGGTACCGTGATTGGACGTTACGGGGTTGCCAACCCCTTCTCTGTTAACTCTGTTAAAGCGAGGATTAAAACCACCAACCTTAAACGCTATGGCGTGGAGAACCCTTCTGGCAATCAGGAAATAAAACAGAAGAAAGTCAACACTTGTAAGAAGAACTTTGGAGTAACCAATCCAACAAAGAGTCCAGCGTTGCAGAGCAAGGCACGACAGACGAACTTGGTTAAGTATGGAGCCCCCCACCCCATGCAAAACCGGGGCATCGCTTACAAGGCGCTCAAACATGGACTTCAACGTCGAGAGTTTCAATTACCCTCCGGTGAAACTGTGTTTCTGTCAGGGTACGAGCCATACATACTGGATGAACTTCTTCGTACAGGGTTACAAGAATCTGACTTTGATTTCTCGCTTTCCAAGTTCCCCTCATTCACCTACACGAATGAGAATGGTAACCCCTCCAAATACATCCCTGACTTCTTTGTCCCTCGGCTCAGGTGGATTATCGAGGTTAAAAGCACCTATACGTTCACACTGGAGAAGACCAGAAATCTGGCTAAGTACCATGCCTGTCGAGCAGCGGGGTACCAAATGAACTTCATAGTTCGTCGGGCTCGGGGTAAACTTTTGTTATTAACGGAATTACCTCCCCGCTCCGGCAAATCTCCACAGTACAACCCAAACGCAATCCCATAGTCTCAATCCACGTCTCATTGTTCAATGTAACGCGAGTGACCGTCGCCCCAGCTAATACAACAGGGTCCACAATCCCAACAGGGGTGACATTCCCCGACCGACCGACCTGCCACACGACTTCACGTAAGTGCGTGGTGGATTTTGACGACTGCGGCTTGAAGCAAGTCATCCAGTTGGTGAACTTCGACGCCACGCCGAGTTCCTTGCGAAGCTTGTGACTGTCCACCTTGATAACTACGCCGTCTGCCCGGATGTTGGACTTGGCATTGAGAGCGAGGATAGTGTCAATCGCTGGAATGACCTCAGACGCCTTATCCACCTTGACCCCTTTGTACTCAGAAAATCCCACGGACTCCAAAAGCCTCATCCGGTCGTAGGCAGAGTCTGGTAGGTTGCTGTCCTCAGTTGGGGAGTACATATCCCACGGCATCAGAATAATCTCCCGGCTGGCAACCACCGATAGGTCTTTTTGTTTCATGGTACCCGCAGTGAGATTTCTCGTGCTGGCATAAGTCTTCAAGCCCTTCGCGGTGGCTTCAGCGTTGATGCGGTCGAGTTCACCGTCGCGCATAACCAGTTCCCCGCGAACACGAATCTCTGAAGCCATGTCAAGCAGGGGGGCATGAACCAAAAACTGAGGGACGCTTCGAAGGGCTTTGACCTGAGCGGTCATGTCCTCACCCTCGGTGCCTGTACCGCGAGTGACAGCCTGTTTCAACCGCCCGTCTATATAAACTAGCTCCGCCGAAATCCCATCCTGCTTGGCCTCAAATAAACAGACTACAGGATTCATTGTAGAGGAACTCACTGGTGACCCCATCTTGATTCTCCTATTTCAAGTATACCAAGTATACAGAAGGTTTGGCTACAAATGTTGAAACTTATTTCCATCTACCAGATACGAAACCTAGTAAACGGGAAGCTGTACATCGGGAGTTCCCTCTGGACTCAGAAGAGATTTCCAAAACATAAAAATGACCTCATTAAAGGAAAACATAGCAACCTGCATTTACAAGCGTCTTGGAACAAATACGGTCAGGCTGCGTTTGCATTCGAAATCCTTGAAACCCTGCCTTCAAGTACCCCCGAAATCACCCTCCGCAACAAGGAACAAGAGTACATCAACAAACTTAATACTTTGAACCTCGGGTACAACATGGCTCTCAGCCCCCTCGCTCCCATGACTGGGCGGAAACCATCTGCTCGTGCAATAACCATTCTCAGAGAGCGAATGAAAACCTTCCGGCACACCGAGGAATCGAAAGAGAAAATCGCCGAGTCTAATCGTAGGCGAAAAGGAGAAACCCGGTCGGCTGAGGTTAAAGCGAAGTTGTCGGCGGCTCACACAGGATTGAAGCATAAACCCATGTCCTCAGTGGGGCGGACAAACATTTCCAAAGCCCAAAAACTGCGGTGCGAACAAGGTAATGTCAGGACTGGATGGCACCACACAGAAGAAAGTCGAATGCTCCAGTCTGCTAAGGCGAAGGAACGTGGTGTGTCGGAACAGGCGAAGGCTCGTTTGAGGGTTTCTTGCATTGGCAAAAAATGGTACAACAACGGGCAGGTTAGTAAACGACTCTCACCCGATGCCATAGTGCCAGCCGGGTTTGTCTGTGGCCGCATCACTTCTCAGGTGGGTTTGAAGTAATCCCGCAAACCTGTTCAAGTTTTGCAATCAGCGAAATATCGTTCGCCGAGTTCAAGCATGGTTTCTCCTCGTCGAGAACATGGGTGCAATCATGAGTGTGAATATGTACCTCTTGGGCTGTCCACGAACCGCACCCCGTGAAATCCCAAAAGAAAGAAAGCCGCTGTTCGCCCTTGATTATCGACTGACCGCAAGCCCTGCAAATAGACCGGCGCTTGGCAGTAGTTACCGATGGAACGTCGCCATATTGAACAACATGATGCGGATTAGAGCGCACCCCTTCAACTTCCCAGCTGCTCAGGAGTTTCGGCTTTTTCCATGCGTCTTTTCTGTATTCCATCTCAATTACCTCTCGTATTTATACGGTAGTTGATTCCCGCACGAATTTCAAGAAGACCCCCCAAGGTTAAAGACAAGAGAAAGAACGCGAGTGCTTTCATCATTCAGCCTTTCTTTGGTTGAAGTTCAAGAAAAAACGCCACCACGTCTTCCTTCTTGTACTGGTTCTCAATCGAGAGCATCGGGCGGATGTGCTTGATGCGGTCTTTGCCGGTCGCGTCACTGCCCACGGTAGAAAGGGAAGTCGCCAAATAGGCAAGCCATGGGCTGGTCTGAATGAGTCCCCGGAGACGGCCTTCGAGTACATCAAAGGCGGCGTCGGTCATGATGGGGGTGGCGTCTACGTAGTAGGCTTTACGAGCCTTTTCAAGCTGCTCGTTCAGGTCACGGACTTTGGCTTCAAGTTGCGGATTATCGGTTCCCATATAGACAGTATACCAGCCTGACAGGGGTTTTAGACACAATTTTCGTGATTTTTTCTACCTTTTACGACCGCTTAAAGCCACGATAATGAAGGCCAAAGCGAGAGACCCCACCCATAGATACCAGTGATGGCACCACCACAACCACCGCAGCTTTTTCAATCTCCCAAATGCTCAAATCCGGCGTCGTCATTTCAGTTACACCCCTCCCAAAACTTGTGCATCCCCCCGGTGGGTAGCGGGTGTTCATACTCGCAGTAGGTTTGCCGGTCAGCAACCCGTCTGTTTCCTGTCGCGGCAGCGTTGACTCCATGTTCCGGGCAGAGTGCGTGTGGCGGACAGGATGCAAAGAGGAAAAGTGCGAGTATGAGCCCCAACTTAACCATTGTCGTCCTCTTTTTCCCACGGGTTGACGACCTTCCCACACTTGGTGCAGACCAATACTTCCTCAGTGTGGTGAAGAACCCGGTGGTTGAACAGAGTCCACGTTGTGATGGTCTCGTAGCTCCGGCTCACCGTCACAAAGGTGTGGTCAATCGGTATCGGAGACAGGGCGGCTTCCATTAGTTCACCGCCACTTCATCCGAAATCAGTTTCGGCTTCTCTCCCGATTCCCAAAGCTGCTCGGCGTCCACCAGTGGCAGCAAGGACATGGAACCGGATACGTTACGAACGGTGATGACGCCCGTTCCCTCGGCCAGATGTTCTTTGATGGTGTCGATGGACAGCCTGAGGATGGATGGGCGGAACGAAATGGCGTTAATGCAAGCCGACATGGACGCCTCATAGCTGCGACCGTGAGCCCGGTTGTAGGCATCCTCAAAGTAGCGGAGCCCATCACCCAAAGACTCGAAGCCTTGAATGTTGTACGGACCCTCGGGTGTTTTTGTCATCATCAGGCCGGTCATGTCGCCGGTCTGAACCAAACAAACGTATGCGTCAGCCATTGAGAGCCTCCAGCACTGCGTCTTCGGAAATGGGATATTGAACCTTACCCTGTACCCGCCCACAGTCCAGACACATCTTGAATTCAAGATAGTCCCCGCCGCCGATGTTCAAACCGGAGGGGACGTAATCACTTTCCGACGCCGCCGCGTTCCCATAAGTTGCGGAACACATGTCACTGGTCTTGCCAGAGACCGATAGTAAGGTGCGATTGCTACCACAAGCACAAGCCATTACCACCTCCCGATTACGTACACTCCATCCACACAGAAAGCCTTGGCACGGTCGTGGTAGTCCACAGCCAAAGAGACGAAACCGTTAGCCTTCGCCATCACGCTATCAACCGACTCCCCTTTGTACAGAGCGAACATGGCTAGGTCAAACAAATTTTCAAGATACCCTGCAACACTCGGCCAGTTGAAAATCCCGCCACCAACGCCATCAATCAGGTGAAGGTAGTCTTCGTGCTTCTTGAAGAAGAAAGCAATCTTCTGCCCCTCTTCCGACATAGGAAACACATTACCCTGACGACCGCACCCGATGCTAAAGTAATCATCGCGAACGGACACTACAAACCCGTCTTCATCAAGCCTCTCTACTTTCATTTCCCTGAATTCGTAGAGAACCGGGTCGCCGACTTTGAACTGATTCCTAGTTTGCGTTGCTTGCAGCGTGGGCACGTAATTCCTCCGTGAGAAATTCATTTACCGGGAGAGTTGTCATGACGTTCTCAGCCTTGAGATTCTCCAGATAGATGGTTTGAATTTCGATGAACTTGAGCAAGCAAGCACGGCAGCGAATGCCACCATCACTCACATGCGGGGTGCGAAGACCTTGATACCGGGACGACAGCTTGCAGAACTCAGTCACCGTGGTCGGCAGCTTTGACTTCGCCCAAGCAACCTGTTCCTCGATACGGTCAATGGTGTGCTGCTTCGCCCTCTTCTCGCGGTGGAACTTCTCCTGAGACTCCTTGCGCTTCGTTGCACAGGCATCGCAATAGCGACGGCGAGAAGACGCCGGGATTGTAGCCGCACACTCCACACACGTTTTCTTGGCCGCACTTTCGCGAAGGGCTTCGCACTTGGTGCAGAGTCGCTTGTAGCGTTCGACCTCGTTCTTCTTGCACTTGTGACAGAGCCGTTCCTTCTGTGCTGTCTTGTGGCTGCTGTACCACTTGTTGCGGTCGGCGGCAGTTTCGAACACATAGCTCGGTTTCTTACGAATGGGTTTGTCAGGAGCCTTGTACACACTCCGAACAACCACATCAGGTTGCCGTTCGAAATGAGTTTTCGCTTGCTCCAGTGTGTCGGCCTCAAAATCGACCATGTACCGGGGCGCACGACCAGCCACTACCTCAGCCTTTCGGTAAAAAGAGACACGATATTTCATGTCTGGCTCCCTTCAATTTTATCGTCGTCGGCTAGGACCAGTAGAGCGTCATCGTATCGCCGACGAATTGATTGTTCTTTGGCTGACAAACCATCAATGCGGTTCATGTGGTCGCGAAGGTCGCCAAACCGCTTGATAAATCGAGAGCCGGGGTTTTTCTTGGCTCTCAAAACGTATGCCTTGTAAGACTCGCCCTCAGCCTTGCGTCTCGTCAAACCATCAACGATGGAGTGAATGCGAACGCCAAACAGAGCGAGGATTTGAGGCAGCTTAACGTCCGTGTCTTCTGGAACGTCATGCAGAATAGCTGCAACCATAATCTCTTCGAGGGAAAATTCTGGAATGGGGTTAAGCCTGTAGGATTCGGCGGCGAAGAACATTACACGCAGAGGATGCAGGATATAAGGCTCCCCCTGTTTGTCGAGTTGCCCGTCGTGGGCACCAGACGCTACTCGGATTGCGCTCTCTAGCATACTCATAGACACTCATAGTATACCGGAGGCTCACCCAGTTTGGCTACCCTTTTTTAGGGAAAATTTTTCAAACGCTTTATTTTCAAAGGATTACCGTTCGATAATCCACTCCGCTGCTCATCGCCATGACCACCCCAGCGGCCTCAAGGTAGTTGTTGACAAAGATGTTACCCCCCGCTGGGTAGACAAACCCGTTTGAGAAACAGGTTCGGTTTTCCTTGACAATGATAATCGGAATTCCCGCCTTAAAGCAAGCTGCGTGCGGTCGTCCCCAACACCCATGAGGCGAGACCATAAAGTCGATATCCGAGAGGGTTACAAGTCCTTCGAGAGAGGGTCGAGGGATGAATTCAAGACGAGGAGAACGGTGAAGACCTTTGAGCACGCAGAAGAGAAATGTGTTGGAGATAATCTCAGGAGCCATAGAACGTTTAACTACGAAGTTGGCGTATGCTGCATCTTCGGCCACAGGGTCAATCGGAGCGTGAGCCACGGGTTTGTTTATTCGCTCGGCTATCAACCGGCTCACCCTGGCTTCCACACCGCCCCATGGGTTCACCCCGCCATTGACCCAGTAGTTGGTCGCCACATCCATGTCACACTCAATCGGGGTGTGCAAGGCGAGTGCGTCGTAGCTATATTCTGAGAGTTGTTCAACAAGTTCATCGACGCCGGAACAGGTTCCACCTGCTGTTCCGTCTGCATTCAACGTAGCTCTCATCACCAAGGGGGTATCGAGAGCCACTGTCTGTATCTCCGCTCCCAGTCCCCAAATTCCCGCGTTCATGGAGTTGGTGTTGACTGCGGCTTCGGGTGAATTGACTGCCATCAGAATGCGATTGTGTGTCTTGACTTCGCGAAGACTGAGCTTGCCTTCCAAGAAGCGGTCGATGGTCGAGCCCTCTACGTACAAAGCATTGTTGGGAAGCTCGTTGATGTCGCTTGCGTTGACTGCGTTAGGGTTGACGATTAAGTTCTTCGAACAAGCGGCAAGCAGCTTAACTCCGGGGTTGAATGCTGCATCGCCGCCCAAAGAACAACCCAATCCAGTTGGTATGATGAAGACCCCGTTTAGGTTGGTCAATTTCTGTTTATATCCTCTTGAAGTCGTGGAAGCTTACGATTTGTCCGCCGATTTTCTCTTCGACAAATTTCTTCACTATCTCCGAATCGAATGTCTTACATGAGAAGACATTGATAAACACTTTTTGCAGTTCATCAATGGCGTGCATAGTAATGCTGCTGGAGTACAGAAATTGCACACAGCTAATTCCATCTGCCTTGGGATTGTGCATGGTTCCCAGTTCGTTGTCGTCACCCCACACATAGTTGGGGCCGCGCTTCATCCCGATTGCGTCACACAACGCCTCAGTAAATTTTCTGACATCGTTCTTGTTGAAGAACTCAGGTGGGACGCCGTGGATGTCGATAATCACTTCCTGCCCGTAGTCCTCCTCCTTGACTTCTTCAAGGGATTCATCGGCGAGTTTCAAACTTCCACCCATGCGGAAGTCGGCTAACTGACGCTGAACACTCACCGCTGCCATGCGTGAGAAGACCTTAGCCTTCTTGAGGTTGGTTGTGAAGCGGAATTTTTCAATCCGATTGTCCTTGTACTGAACGTTGGAGATGAATACAGGAGAGGCGGTCGCTTTCTTGTTGAGAAACGTGCTGGCTTCGACCTGAATCATGTAGCTGGCAGAGACCGCGTGGGGCTGTTTGCTCATGAAGGATTGAATTAACTGTTGCAACCGAAGTTCAGCCCCTGTAATGTCTTCATCCTCAAGAGCGTCAAGAGCAACCCAAAAGTCCCTCGCATCGTTCCCCTCCAGCAACTTGGTTGCGTGCTGCGGGGAGATGAGCACTACGTCATTGCCGTTAGCCTCGTAATCGTACTTGGGCGTTGGCAATAGTGCCTTCTTTTTCTGGAGCAGGGGATTCTTGGAACCGAGAACACCCATGGTCTTGAGTTCTTCTTTATCAGCATCATTGAACTCGCGTTCATGCTTGATGGAATCACGGTAGAGTTTCACCGCCTTATCCAAGGTCTGCCAGAGGGTATCAGGATTCTCGCCCTGCTCCAAAAGCCCCCCGTTAAATTCAACAACAAAGTAAGACTCATCCCCGCCGCCTTCATGAATCATCACGGAGATTTCAGGCATCTGCGGGTTGACATACATCGTGTCATTCCAGTCAGAGTCTTTGCTCTCATCTACGACGTAGCCTTTCTTCTGGAGAATGTCTTCCCACTGTTCTTCGATGTAGATGGCCGTCTTCTTCGAACCTTGAATTCCCATCGCTTTCAAGTCAGCTAGTTCCTCTTGGGTGGGGTTGTAATCTTCACGGGGTGGAACAGGACCGGGAGTTTCTTTACCATATTGGTAAATGTACCCATCGTCACCAATGTACAGGTCAGCTTCACCAAACTTCTTTGAAGCCGCTGTAAGCTGGTCGCCAGTCGTCGGCCAGTCACCGTCCCAAAAACCGGCATCGTGCCCGTCACGAGTCAACCAGAAGTCATGACCAGCCATCTCATCGTCGGTGTACTCGTTGCTGCGTCGGCAGTCGGTGAACAGAGGGGAGTTCTGCTGTTGAAACTGCTTGCAGTCCTCAATCATGGCCTTGAGGGTATCGGGGGCAAAATCCTCCACTCCATACTTGGAATCCAGCGGCGTGCCGTCATCGTCGGTGGACGACCAGAGAGCCGCTTCGATGTAAGCACGGGTGAAGGGGTCGAGAGCATTGACAGAGGTCGTCACCGCCGTTTTCAAAGAGCCGGAGTGAGCGTGCATGTTTTGCAGCCCCTTTTTAGCGGCCTCTTCTGAGCCATAGCTGGTAAGAATTTTCCCAGTTTCATGGGATTTTACGACCCACTCAGCAAGTTCCCCCTTGGAGTTGTGGTGGCCGGGAACGTGAGCGACGTACGATACTTTGGCGAAAGGCATGTGTGGGCTTCCTTACAGTGGAAATACGCATCTATAAAGGAAGCCCGAAATTGTTTTTAATGCCCGTAGTTGCAACCCACCATCCACTTACGTCCGGTGGAGTCGTCAACTTCGTGTTCGAACGACCCACAGCAGCCATGGTTAGAGATAAACTCGAACTCTTCCATGCCCTGCGGGTCGTCCAGAGGAGAAAAGCGGTAGGTGTCTGCATACTCCAAATCGAACCGTTCAATCAAAATATCCAGAGCGTTGCGAATCTCCGTTGGGACCGCCTTGCCGATGTACTTGTAGCTCAACATACTCAAACCTCTTTTACCAAACCTCGGCAAGTAGGGTATTACCCTAGTCTTCCACTTCCAGAAGTCCCGTCTTCGCGGCTTCCTCTACGATACCCTCTTCAATTCGGGTATGATGGGTCTCCACAACCTTGGTGTCAAAATCAATACCCCAAGGCTTAAGCCATTCTGCCTCTTGTGGGGATAGCGTGTCAATCTCTCCGGGCTCCCTACCCGTATAGTGGTCGGGGAGGTCGTTCAGTTCCTTGGGACGAAGCCCCGCCTTCACCCAAACGGCTGTCTGGAGGGCTCCCAACAGGTTCCAAGTGGCCTGAGACAGGTGAGGCTCACTGCGCTCCCCCGAGAGGTACCGGGTGATGTGCCGCATGGCTGAGTCGAGGTACTCGGAGATTGGCATCCCCTTTTCCCAATTGCGGATGCCCCGCTGCTTGTTGCCATTTTCGTAAATGCGGGACACAAGAAAAAGAGCCGTCCATGGCATCCAGTGGAAGGCTCCCTTTCCATTGCTTGTGTCTCGTTGTGCTCCAGTTGAGAATACCCGTTCTTCGGTACTCAACTTCTTGAAGGTATTGTTGTCAGTCTGTGCAGCCATGCCCTTTAATACTATCACCGGGCAAAGTTATCGCCATGTGTTCCCATGGTTTTTTGAGTTTCTCCCGAGCCTTCTTATTCGTCACTGCTTCGTAAATGCGTTCGGCTTGCACTCGCGAGGACCAAGCTGGGCCATCGTGACTTCTCACTATAAGTTCGGTGAGGATGGATTCAATAGCGAGAATTTTCTTGAGCGTTTTCTTTTTCATCACCACTCCACCATGATACCGAATTTGCGACCCAATTCCGTAGCCGCAGCGGGAAATGCAGCCGGGTACGTGGCATAGTCTTTACCGTTCAAGCACAGGTACTGATTAACCAACCCGCCGTAAACAGTGAACCACGTTCCGCCATAATACTTTCCAATGTTCTTGGTTTCAACAGGCACACGACGAGTGGCGATTGCTTGGAGTATGAAGGCGGGGGTCTTGGCTCTCACCGCTTTTTCCTTATTCAGGAAGGCTCTCCAAGCGTCTGCATTTTTCACGGTTCCTGACGCTTGTACGTCTTCGTGCGACCTTCCTTCTTGTCGAGAACCTGATAGCCGAAGAACAGCCGCTTCATGACCTGCCACCAGAATGCCATACCGGCGTGCTGCTGGAACTGCTGCTCTGAGCGTGAAGCGTAGGAGCTACCGCCGCCAGCATGATGATTGCAATGAGAGCTACCGCGAGAACAAGAAATCTGTACTTCATGGTTTATCCTTCTGTCGAATAACAATCGACCCATTGTGGATTTCAAATACGGGGTTATCAATCACACTGTCAGTCGGGGAGGTTGGTCCCGGAGCAGCCGGTTGAGAGGTTGGCTGTGTCTGCACCTTATCCAGTTTCTGCACAGCCACAATGTATCGGCTGTTACTGTCGGAGGAGAGGGGTGTCCACCAGTAATCCCGGTACTGCACCTTCACTTCGTACTGGTTGTTGAGAGCATCCTTCAACTGGGCCAGTAGGGCGTCGTCATTCACCGTGCCATTAAGCGGGGTGGTTGAGAATGCACCAGAGCCATTGTTCATTCCACCACGAACGATTTCCACTTCATCCGTCTTGAAGAAGAACCCCTCATGGGCAACCTTGATAACGGAGCCCACCTTCTCTCCGGAGCCGGTCAGCTTGGTGCATCCGGTCAAGGGAACAAGACTAACGAGAGCCAGTAACAGAGTCGATGCGAATTTCATGATTATCTCCGGAGAAGTTGGGGCGGGACCGAAGTCCCGCGAAGTTTACTTTTTGGGACGCAGGTCGAGAGCGTCAGCCTTGTGAAGCTGGAAGTCGGTCTCAGTCTTGTCCGATGTCAGAATGGCATACTTGTCTTCCGCACCATCCGGTACACCGCACTGGATGTGAGGATAGCTGCCAATCGTGTTGTAGAAGCGCCCGGAGGTCGTCGCCTTCAGCATGAGACCATAGGCTTGCTTCTCACTGATAATCTTCGTCTGAGCCGCCGTAAAGGTGGCATGGAACGACTCAATCTGCTCCTGCACCTTTTTGTACAGGCTGGCGTCAATCTGCGGGTTTGCTTCCTTGATGAACTGAAGCGTAGCCTGAGAGCCGTTGGCACCATAGCGACCCGTGAGAGCGCCCTGCCACACCTTCTGCATATCCTCAGTGTAGTTCTGCGGAACCTGTGCGGTCTCCATGACCTGTTTCCAGCCGTTGTCGTAGACGTTCTTCATCTGTTGATACTGAGCAGGAATGTCCACTTCGAATGCGTTGGCATCGTTCGAGAAACCGACATACCCGACGACCAACCCTACGCCTATCAGGGCGAACACCCCGAAGACACCCAACACTGCGATTAAAGCTTTGCTCATGATTCTCTCCCTTTCAATGATACTACGTTTTGACCGAACTCAATAGTAGTCCTGATAGCCCCGGCTCTGCTGTTCTCCAAGGTCCAGCTTAACCCAAAGGATAGCCAGACCGAGATTGAGCACCACAGACAGAATGAAGGTCCACCAGATAGACGAGGACGACGGCTGGAAGCTACGCATGAGATACTTCATGCTCTTCATGTGTAGCCGCTCAAACTTGGTCCAACCGAGGATACGAACTTGACAACATCCAGTGGGTATACAAACCCATCAACAACATGAAGTGGAAGCTGCCACAAAATGAATTCATCAGATTGTGCCGCTTGGTCTCCGCTACTGCACCTGTTGCTTAGGCAGTGGGGGCAAGCCAAGAGAGGCGCGAACACCATTCATGGTCTTAACGGCCAGTTCCCGGTTGCTTTTTTCACGAGCCGGTCGCCGAGTGTATCACGCTTTGGCAGGTTGCCCATATACCCCCAAGTATACGAGAGCGACAGGCATTTTGGCTAGTATTTTGTCAAAAAATATAAGAGAGGGTCAAATTATCTTCATCTAGGATACGGAAATCCCGCAACTTGGAGTCTTTGGAGATGACGCCGGAATTCTGAAGCGTCTCGAAAAACGGGATGAAAGTCTCAAGAAGGGTGAACACTTTCATACGAGGCAGGAGGATGGCAACTTCTTCATTATATGGGGGGCGGATGCTGTAGGCGTACGCTAATTGCAAGCTGCGAAGGTGTTGGGGCTCAGGAGTCAGATACAGGAGACGAACTTTTACGTAGCCGGGTTTTTCAGGCGCAAGTCCCGGTTGGGGTAAGGGTGCAATCGGCCTCGCCTCAGAAACTCCCGGTTTGAGTTCTGTTCTACCCAAGGAAGTCCTCCACGAGTGCCGATATATTGAGTGACGTTTGCTTGGCTACAGGCTGTGGTGTTTGTAGTGCCGGTGGCTCCGGTACATGTGGAGCATTCACTGTTGCTTCCTCACTCCGCTGTACCTTCTTGGGAATCTGTGCCATGGTTCCACTGCCTCTTTTCCTCAGGAACTCATCCAGATAAGTGTTGCTCTCTGCGAGGGCTCGTTTACCTAACTTGTCTATTGTAACAGTTCCAGAAGTGGTGTGAGAACCGGAGAACGTCACGTCTCTTATCCCTTCTCCTTCTCCTCCCTGATATAGGAAGGTGAGGTCGCGAAGCGGGTAACCACTTCCGAGAAGAAGATTTAGGGAGTCACTAGAAGCGGGTAGAGCGAGTGCGACCTCGGTGAGTTCAATGTCGCTTTCGTCAAGTGTTAGTTCACTGCCTTCAGTGTCGGCGACGATGGCTTCTTTTGCAACGTCAAGGATGGCGGGGTCAGATGTAATCCCATATATCCAGATGTCTAATAGGCTGCGGTCTACGACCCTCTCAAGGATAGTCAATCCATCCTTAAGTCGCTCCTCATCACCTGAATACAGTTCCGTGTAGTGCATTATGCCCTCTACCCAAGAGAGCTAAAATCGGAAAATTTTTGCCTCACGAAGAATTCTCTCAGTTTTAGTGGGGAAATTTGCCACTGACAAAGACGAAGAGAGCCATCCCCAACATGAGGGCAACAACGAAAAGAATAACGGAGAGGTTAGGTCCAATCTCCCACTTCGGACTCGACGTAGGGCAACATGAGCAGGACTTCGGCGGAATCTTCGAGTCTTCGTGAGGAACGTACTCCTCATAATCGCTGAAATCGTACGGTGGCTTATCCGCTGGATTTTCCATCATTCCCTCCCGTGGCTTGTATGTGAATGTTCGCCCACCATTCAACGATGGGTGTCTCTTCTGGAAGCGGCACTGGGTGCGGCCAGAACTCGCGTTCTTGGTTGGTAAAGATAAGGCGGAAATCATTCGCCATAATCTCACCGGGGTTTAGGTGCCATTTGCCCCCAGAGTAGGTTGTAGTATAGTCTGCCACACCACGGGTCTTCATGTAAAGCTCGTAGAGTTTATTCTCGCATCCGTCGCTGTATTTCAACATCTTAAGGATGTGGTTCCAGACCATGTGCCCATACTCATGAGAGATGAGGTAACGAGTCATCGCTGGGTGAGGGGGGATGCGTTTGCCGGGAAGCACTATCCACGTCGCCAGTGGATGAAGGGTAACGTCGCGGTCGCAACCACAACCACATTTCGTTGACTCTCCCTTTTGCTTGTAGAGTGTGTCACTGAATGTGACGCCGTTGATGCGGTCAATGTCTTCGTGTGAGAGAAGATAGCAAGCAGTCTTGGTGCCGGTGAGAGGGAAAGCTTCTTCACACTCAGCCGTGAGTTCCCGCACCTTCTCTACATCGTGAGTGTAGCAGGGATACGGGTCAATCTTGTGGCTCCGAGGCCAATTGCCACATCCCAGTCGATACTCCGGGGTGCTCTCTTGACGGCCTAACGGCCAGAACAGGTCATCGTATGTGAGAAGAGTAACGTCCATCAGTCTTCTGGTTCTTGCGGGGTAGAGAAAGCACCTCAAGGAAAATTGTGGCCCCCTATACGGATGGCGACCTGCTCCCTGATACCTGCAAGTGAATTCGTATCAAGGGGGTCACTAACCTAACGCAGATAGCGTCCGAGTAGACAGCCACATCCCTATATTACTCTGATTTGAATAGATTGGTGTGTACTCGTTTGACCCATGCAAGAAATTCTTTATAGGTCATCTTCGCCTTTGCCCAGTTGCAAGGCTTACAACAGCTTTTTTCTCTTAAACTCAGCTTTGATACTTCCAGCATACTCGTCCAATGA